TGATTGTTGGGCACTGAATTGTACACCATCTTGGAATCCCAACATCGATTTAACAGCTCTGTCTCTGAATAGATCAGCCGCCGCTATACCACCGGAGAACACTCTCTGTAGTTGTTGTGCCGTTGTCTGGAAGTCTAGGCCGGATGCCGCCGCTATGTCACCTGTTATGGCCAATAGCTCATTGAGTTCTTCGGTGTTTTTTGCTACTGATAATAGACTGGGTGCCGCTAATTGTATGTCTTCTAGTGCAAATGGTACTGTTCCCGCAAACTTCTGCAGGATCTCCATCGCTTTAGAGGCCTCCTCAGTTGATCCTGTGAGTGCCGCCATTTGGAACTGTAAGTTTTCAAGTCCTCTGGCCACGTTCAAGAAACTACCTGCCGTCTTCAATACCGCGAATGCAGATGCTACACCAATGATAAGGCCTTGCAATCTACTAAAGCCTGCTGACATCTTGACACCAGCATTATTGATACCTTTAAGATCTTTTTGTACTCTTCCGAGTGCTCGTTGAGTCTTATTAACACCTTCTATGATCAATTGTTCTTTAATGGCCACGGTCTTTTTTCCTTTTCTCGTTTTTTAGGTTTAGATATGCTATCCAACCTATAAACTCTGCTTGGGACATTTTTAACACATCACCCACTGTTATGTGCAAGTGTTCTGCCAGAGCGAACATCGTGTAGACGTCCGTGTCCCCTTTTAGTTTTTTGTGACGGTCTCCACAGTCTCATCAGTGTTGTTCAACTGAGTGGCTATCTTGATTATCACTTGCGGATCTGCTTCATTCATCAAAGTGGCTCTATCTGTTTCTTTGAACAGTCGATTGCCATCTTGATCTAATGCTTTGAGTATGATACTTTCCACTAAAGCATCCGCGGCCTTACCGTTTTGTGTCAAACTCATTATTTTTGACTCCACTCGCATAGAGCTCGATGAACGATAATGTATGTCCATATCCCATTCATCTGAATGATATTTGTATAACTTGCCAGCTAATTTTTCTTTGAAGTGAGCTGTGGCACTTTCAATTGGTGTTTTTATTTTTGTTTCCGTTGTAGTCATCGTCCTAATCTCCTACTTTTAATTTGACCAGTGATTGTTCTCACCGTGGGTTTTACTATGCCTCGAGGTGCCTGTTTCGAACGTCCTTTTTCAAGTTGTTCTATGTAAGGAACTGAGTTTGACACCTCAAAATGTCCAGGTCCTTTTGTGTCCGTGGTCCAGCTATTTCTAGCTCGACCGGATCTAATAGGTGTGTTTGCTTTCGCAGTTGCAAGTGTTCTTTTAGAAATATCAGAGATAAGTCTATCAACTGATTTTCCTATTTCACTTATGTCTAGCTTCCCAGCTAGTCTAGCCTTTAACACAACAGCACCTAATTAGATTAAAGTTGTGCTAGTGTTAAAGCACCAGATCCTTGTGCCGCGAACGAGCATTCTACCATTCCATCTAATGATGAAGTGATTGAAAAACTTGTTATGATACAAGATCCTGAAAATTTAGTGTTAGCAGGTGTTTCACTTGTTCCGTCTCCTGAAGGATATACTTCAAAAGTTGCCAGTGTTTGATCGCCTGTCTTTGTCACTAGATCGTCAAGTTTTGCTTGTACTGTGTCAGCACCGTCAAAATACATATCGCCTGATATAGTAAAAGTTGACATACCTGGTTTGTATGTTCTCACGTTGCCGCTACCCATCACTGTGTTTTCAATTGTGTCTTGTGTTTGTTCGATGGTGAAGTTTCTCAAGTTACCAACTGCACTAGATGATAAACTATCACCTGAGTCAGCTAACTTAATCTGTCCATCGTGTCCTGTAAATGTTGCCATTATTCATTCTCCTTTGATTGTTCAATAGTCCCAAGATCAATGTTTATTGGCTCTCCATCATCGAATATCGAACCTGTCTGTACCACTGCTTCAGCTTTGATCTTGGCTTTTTTAGCCTTTGCAGTAGTTTTCTTAGATGGCTTCGCTGGTGTTGAGTTTGTCCAACTCCAACCTTCAGTTTCAACCATCTTGTTCGCCTGTGTTAAATTACAAGCAAATTCTTTTCCGTCTTTATATACTATTCTTAGTCCCATAATTAATTGGTTCCTCTCGTGTATTTATATTGAACACTATAGGT